TTATATTTCTTGAAAAATATTTCTTATTTTTTCCGAATCTCTTACTTCAAGTTCCTTTATAATATGAGCGTAAACGTTTTGTGTGATTAATGTACTTGAATGGCCAAGGCGCTTTGCCACTGTCATAATATCAATACCTTGATAAAGTAATATAGAAGCGTGTGTATGTCTTAATCCATGTATCGAAAGGTTTTCTTTTATGTCACAAGCGGATAAAGCAGCTTTAAGTGACCGTTGAATTGAAGATATATTCGGTATGCCATTTTTTATATTCCAGCAGACAAGATTATATGGAGGTTGAACATTGAGTTTCTGTAAGATTTGTTTTTGTTTACATTGAAATTTTTTCAAAACTTGGGCATTAACTTCATCTATAATAATGAACCTATTTGAGGAATCAGTTTTCATTGGTAAGAAATCTTGGTTTTCTTTTTTGTTTCTATAGTCCCAAGTTCTATGAGTATGAATTACTAGTTTTTCAAAGTCTATATCTTCCCATGTTAATGCTAACACTTCACTAAGACGCATCCCTGTAATTGAAGCAATATAAAGTACTGTTGATGATGAGTAAAATGGATTAAGATGATTTTTGAAATATTCAACTAATTTTTTAAACTGGCTTAAATTAATAAATTTCTCATTAGTTTGTTTTCCGATATTTTTCCCTTTTATTACAACATTTTTAGTAAAATCTGATTGAAGAGCACCTTCATCTATCAGGGGCTGTAAACTATGCCTAATTTGAGTATTTAGATTTGAAACAGTATCTTTAGCATGATCTTTAGCGAATATATTAATAAGTTTCTGATAATCAGTTCTAGTAATGTCTTTAACAAGTGTTGAATCGAATAACTCTTGAACTCTTTTTAGGTTAGACATATATCCTTTCAAAGTATTTTCTCTAATACTTCCTTTTTTGTATGTATTAATAAAATGCTCAAAATACTCAGGAAAAGACATCTTTATTGGTTTTAACTTAAATCCTTTTGCAAGGTTAGATTCAATTTCCGCAGCTTCAGCTATGGCTTCGCTTTTTGTTTTAAACCCAGATTTACGTAATTTTTTAAATTTACCATCTTCGTGGTCTTTATACGATAACTCATATTGCCACGATTTACCACGCTTTACATATCTAGCCATATTTGATTTTCACTCCTTTTTCCTGTAAAATAGAGTACAAGAAAACATCACATAACTGTGTCTTTTCTGCACATTTTATTTAAATCCGCCCTTGCCGTCCAAAGCTTTTGGGCGGATTTTTATTATTAAGCTATTGCATTTTCAATCATTGCTAATGATTGATTGTATTCCTGGGCAAGTATTGTTTTGTTAAAGCTTGCTGTTGGATCAATTTCTTCAATGATACTTTCTATTTGGTTAATATCAACTTTAAAAAATTCTTTACGGAGGTTCACTTTATTCACGCGATTATTGGTAAGCATACGATGCAGTTTATTCTCTAAGCCAACTGCATCATCACTGAATACAAACGCATGGACATCAAATTTAAAAGGAACTGAGGCGCTACCTAGTTCGTCAATTCTTTGTTGAGGTTCTAGTCTTCTCGTCATACCTATTTTGAATATATTTTCCCCAAACGAGCCAAGATTAGAAATAATATAAACATATCCAGCCTTACCTAAGGAGAGTTTAGCAATTTCTTCTTTTTTGGTTTCAACAGATGATAATTGACTTTGTAATTCTAAAATACGAACTCTAAGCTGTTCAATTTTATTTGCATCTGTTTCTTTTTCGAGTAATTCAGAATTTTTTTCAATTTCAGTTTTATATTTACCCTCCTCAATAGAAAGTTTCTTTTTCTCAGCTTCCATAGCTTTACGTTCTTCGGCTTCTTGCTTCATTTGCTCCTTAAGTTGGCGCTGCTCTTCTTTTTCTCGCTCACGGTAAATAAAGTATTTATATTCAATATCAAGAAGTTCAGAATATAAAGGTTGAATTTCCAATAAAAATTTAGTTATAGTCGGGAGTATACTTTGATTTCCTTCGCCTGCAATAATAAGGAATTTATGAATAATTTCTTCAAGTTTATCTTTTGATTCGGATATTTTATTAAATGTTAAATTATACATCAATATTTTTATCTCTGCTTGTAAACCAATAACCATTAGGGCATATATGGTTCTATTAGTTTTAGTTGTATAATTTTTTTCATACTTAGTAAGAATATTAGTTATTTCTCTTTTAGTTGCAGTGGAGAGCTTCCTAAGTTCTTTAGAATCATCTGAATGTAAATGAAGATTAGAAATTGTATCCAATAAGTGTTCTTCAGAAAGAGTTTCCTTTGCTTTATTGTATAATTCCTCGTTATCAATTGAAAAATTAAAAGAAGAACTTAAAGTCTTTATGAATTGAATGTCGGATCGCCATTTTCTTCCTTGACGTAATAGCTTTGAATTTTCTTTTTTTAATTCTTCATTTTTTATTGAAAGTTCTTCGTTATTTTTTACTGTCTCGTGGAATTGGCTTGAGACAGTCGCTGCATATTCATCGGACTCTTTTTTTATTTTTTCACTTTCAGATACCGCCTCTTCTATAATCTTAAGTCGAACTTCGTTATTTTCCTCTTGAAATTCTTTAGAAAATTTTTCAATCATTAATTCTTGATTATCTAGTAATTCTTTATTTTTCGCTAACTTTAAATCAATAGAATTAATTTCAGATTTTAATTTAACTAAAGAAGTATCCGCATTTTCTATATCTTTATTTAAAGTAGTTAATTGCTTAAGTTTTTTTAAAATTCCCATAAATACTCCTAATGTTTTTATTTAAATAAATCCCAAAAAGAAAAAGTTGTCTTTTTGTAGACTTTATTATAAACAGCTTTTTAGGATTTTTAATATATCCTATGCCCTTTTTCCCATATCCAGGAATTAGGGCTTTTTTTACTTTGCGCTTTGCTTTACCAGTAGTACGAGCTTTTATGCTTTTTTTGATACTGGGTTTTCTCATTCCAAATTTCATATCGTGTTTTTCTTTTTAATATTAAGGAGCGTTCCACAGTGCGTTGTCAATTTCTTCCTGTGCAATCCATATATTTTCAAATGTTGCTTCTACATTTAAAAAGGCGCAAAGCTTGTAAGGTGAAGCCCAAGCTCGGTCATATTGATTTTCTTCTACAAAACGAGGTGCAATATTTCTAAATGTATAACGGTTTGCTTGAGCTTCATTACGATTATGTTCTATAACTTTCAGGCGCTCATTAACTATCGCTAATGCCCTACCAGTAACAAGATGTCCTATTTCATGGAGAGCTACAAACTCAACTCGGTCACAGTGTATTGATAAATTAAGTACGATAGCGCCATTAGGGTATAACATACATTTTGGAATATAAGAACCTTCCTCGCCGTATTCCTTATCTATCCAGATTATCTCGATCCCTGTATCTTTGATAATATCTTTCCAGTTCATTTAAGCTCCTATTTTTTTGTCTCTTTATCCATAGCAGCTTTTTTAGCTTCAATAATAATACGTAACATCTCACGATCAGATTCGTTGAGTTCTCCACCAGAGTAATTTTCAACACTATCGAGAATTTGATCAATGCTTAAATCAGGTACATCAGGCTTTTCTTCACGACCAAGTAGGTAGTCAACAGATACATTGAAGTAGTCCGCTAATTTTTGTAAGGTTTGCCCATTTGGAATTTTATTTTTTAGAGAATAGAGATAATTTTCTCCGAGTCCTAATTCAATTGCTACTTCTTTAACAGTTTTATCACGACTTTTTGATAATTCTTTAATACGGTCTAAGATAGTCATATTAACCCTTTCATAATATCTTACAAAAGAAAACTACTAAAAAGTAAGTTTTATCATTGACAAAACTATTTAAAAGTTGTATTATTGTATTTGTAAGATAAATAGTTAGAAAATAAGTTAGAAAAACACCTTAACACAAAACGCTAATTAACAAGCTTGCAGGCGGTTATACACGTTCGTTTAAGTCTTTTCTTTATGCTTATATTGTACGCTTTTTGATAGTTTGTGTCAAGGACGAACTACAAAAAATCTAACTTTTTATCTAACTTTAGAAAATAAAATGTTGTTAGGAAGAAAGGATAAAAATGTCAGAAGTAGAACAAAGCTATGATTCACAACGACTGAAAATTGTTGAATTCATGGAGACACAAGGAAAAAGTAATAAGGATGTGATTTGGGCTTATGAAAATATTAAAAATCCTCCTTATAAGTTTGCAGCAACAGATATAAGCGCTGTATTAAATGGAAAAAGAAAATATACCCAATCAATCAAGTGGTTTATCACATTCTTGATTGAATATTGGGACATCAAGTAGGAGGAATAATGGAACAACAAATGTTAACAGCACAAGTAACTTTAGTAATTCCAGAGGATAAGGTTCTAATAGATAAAGTAGAGTATCAGGAGCTAAAAAAGAGCCACTTGGTGACTATAGATTCTATGCAGGAATTTTGCAATTATGCAGGATGGAGCCCTGATACTATAACTAAAATACTTTTAAAACCAAGTATCAGAAATTCTATTGATATAGAAAGAAATGAAGAAGGTTGGGCTTATTATGGGCTTGGCCAAGGAAATCATTGGTGGTTTCTTGCTGAACAGGCAATTGATTTTATAAAAAATGACTTAAAAAAATATATCGGTAAATAAAATCAGAAAGGAATTCATAAGAATGAATCAATTAATTAATATTACACAAAACGAAAACAACGACCAAGTAGTAAGCGGTCGTGAGTTACATGAATTTTTAGAAGTAAAAACACCATATCATATTTGGTTTGAACGAATGACTGAATATGGATTTACTGAAAACGTTGATTTTATAGGTTTTGAACAAAAAAGTTCAAAACTAGGAGGTCGCCCAAGTCAAGATCACGCCTTAAAACTTGACATGGCAAAAGAAATTTCTATGATCCAGCGTACGGCAAAAGGCAAAGAAGCTCGTCAGTACTTTATCCAAGTTGAAAAAGAATACAAACAGCAACAACAAGTTCCGCTCACATTAGACCAACAAATTGCAGCTATCGCAACTGGTTATGGAAGTGTGAAAGAAGAGCTTGTAGAAGTTAAAGACCAAGTTGCTGATTTAACCAACCGTTTCGGACTTCCTTCAAATAAAGCGAAAGTTTTGCAGAAGAAAGTTGCAAGTAAGGTTTATATGTTTACAGGTGGTAAAGCTTCAAATGCACATAAGAAAATCGGTAGTAAGGTTTTCCGTGAGTTCTACAAAGATTTGAATAACCGCTTTGATGTTGTGAAATATAGTGATATTCCATTGAGTCGATATGAAGAAGCATTAGAGTATCTTGAAATGTGGCAACCAGCATTCAACACAACATTGGAAATTCGTTCGTTAAATGCACAGACTGACTTGTTTGAAGTGTAGGAAGGGTAATAAATATGGAAAAAGAACAGCTCACAATTTCAGCAGATCTTGAATCATCAGAAAAAGCAAAAGAACTCCTAGATGACCTAGAAGTTCTAAAAGATAAATACGATATGAGCATTTTACTAACTATTTCTCCGAAAATAGAATGGATAAATAAACGCGATATGAAATTTTAATCTTTATTATCTGGCTCGTTTAGCCAAATATGATATTGCTCTATCATATCAAACATAACTTGAGGCATAGCTGATACATTATCTACTATACTACCGCCTTCTAAACGTTTTTTAAATATTTCTTTTGTAATTTCAGGGTGTTTGTTCAATTTCTCTCTGAAATCCTCAAAATTTTTAGACATAAATCAAGATTCTCCTTTCTATAAAGATTAAGCCGATACCGCAAATATCTGCTCACTGTAATTATACCAAGGAGAACTAATAAAAACATAATACAGGAGAAAATAATGCTAATTGCAACACAATTTGTAGCTAGTAATGACAGCATAGTCACAGCTATTTTAGACGATCAAGGTAAAGAAATTAAATGGGAAATATGGGGAGTTCGATTTCCTCGTATATTCTACACATTAAGCGATTACCTTCGCTACATGACAAAATAAAAAGCTCCTGGCGGACATCAGGAGTGGAATAAGGAGAGAGTATGTCAACAATACTAAATATAGCAATACTTATTGTCAATCTAGTTAATTTCATTGTGATCGTGAGAATCAACAATGAATAAATCAAAAATAAAAAAACTCACTTTGCAGAGTGAGCTGAGTAGAAACTTTACGAGATTCTACTCTAATTATAACAAAAATTGGAGAAATTAAAAATGAGTTTACAACTAATACCAATGGATAGAGAAACTGGTGAAGTGCTTGAGTTTCGTCCATCAATGATTAAAGAGTTGGATAACAGCGATTTAACAGCATTTTTAGAAGCTGTAAAGGCTGCAGATAAGATGAAAAAAGAGGCGGAGAAGGAAGTTAAAAAGCGCCTCGATGAAGGTCAGAACTTCACTCGCTTATCATATGGGAAACAACAGTTTACCAGAGAAATCGTTATGGATAATACTGCTAAAACAGCGCTTATTAGAAAATATGGCTTAGAAAGTGTGGAGCCATTGTCAGTTGCTAAGTTAGAAAAGAAATATGGTGAAGTTATCTATAAAGATATTGAACAATTTATTATTCAAAAGCCCAAAAAGCCAGCTATCAAGTGGGACGAATGAGGACAATTAAATGAAAATTACAAAAGCAGTAGATATTAACAGGACTCAGTATTGGAGAGTTCTATTATATGGAAAACCTGGTCTTGGTAAAACTTCGGCTGTCAAAGGTCTAAAAGGTAAGACATTAGTATTGTCACTTGATAACTCTCATAAAGTATTAAGTGGCATTCCAAATGTGGATGTAAGGACAATAGATGATGAAGGAAGAATATCGTTTGATCGGAACAAACCAATTGAAGATATCAAAATTTTCTTGAAAGAACTAGGTGGAGTTTTAGAAATTTACAATAATCTAGTCATTGATAATGTAACGAGTTTCCAATCAGATTGGCTTATTCAAAGAGGAAGAAGTTCAAAGGGGGGGATTCGTAATGAGATTCAAGATTATGGTGATTGGACAAATTATTTCTTAAGAATTATGACAAAAATATATGGTTTGCCAATTAATGTTTATGTCACAGCATGGGAAGATACTCAAGATATATCCCTTGAAGATGGACAGGTAATTACTCAGTTTGTTCCCAAAATCAGAAAACAAGTATTAAGTGAATTGCTCGGCTGGACGGACGTTGTAGGACGAATTAAAGTAAATCCTAATACGGGGAACAGAGGAGCAATCTTAGAAGGTAACGACGGCGTTTACGCTAAGAACAGAATTGACAGTCGAACAGCTTGTCCGATTGATGAATTATTTAAATTTGAAGGAGAAAAATAATGAAATACAACAGAAATGAAATGAGTAACTTAACAGGCCAAGGATTCGCAGCAGGCGTACACATCGCAACTATTGTTGATGTGAAAAATCAACAATCTAAAAATGGCGATCCAATGTTTAAATTTGATATTGAAGGAAATAATGGTGAAACAGCAAATAGTTGGTTTTTATTCGGTAAACCATGGTCAGACAGTAGTTTACAACGTATTCTTGCAAGTATTGAAGATAATAATCAACCTATAGCTCCAATGGATTATGGGCACAACGAACAGACACTTAAATTCCTCAAAGGAAAACGTGTATTTATTCTTGTGAAAGAGCGTACAGGAACTTACATCGATAAAAATGGAGAAGAAAAGGCTGCCACAGGGACAGAAATTAAAAACTTCTTGTGTCGCTCAGAATTCGCTTCAATGGGTGGCGGTCAACAGTCACAAGCAGATTCATTTGGTGGATCACCAATGGAAATCAGTGACGATCAACTCCCATTCTAAATAACAGACACTAGGCTTTGTGCAGGAAGGACATGTAAGTCGGGCGCTATGTACTCAGGGAGACCCAGCGCTAACCTATTGTTTATGGAGAATTAATATGAATAAAAAATTAAGACACCAAGACAGAGTATTAAATTATATAAAGGAATTTGGATCAATTACAAGTGCAGAATGTTTTACAGAGCTTGGAATTATTGATTTGCCAAAGAAAATTTGTTTGTTGCAAGATGAAGGTTATATTTTCAAAAAAGAACCTATCACGCAGAAAAATAGATATGGTGATTCCACTACTTACAAACGTTATTCATTAGAAATAGAGGCTGAGTAATGGCAAGTAAAAGCAAAACAAAAATTTATTTCTGGCTAAAGCTGGACGAAAATTTTTTCAAAAATATTATTATAAAAAAAGCTCGTAAAGCAGGCGGAGATACTATGGTTATTATTTACCAAAGGTTAATGCTTGAGTCATTATCTACAGATGGTATTTTGTATTATGAGGGAGCTTTAGACAATTTATCTGAAGAACTTTCTTTATCACTAGATGAAGACGTTGAAAAAATACAAATGACTTTAGCTTTTTTCACTAAATATGGCCTGATACAGATCGATGATAACCAGAATGCTGACATGCTTCAAGTTCATGCATTAGTTGAACAAGAGACAAATTGGGCTCGCTATCAGAGAGATAATAGAAAGAAGAAGGAGGCTAAGAAGTTGGACAATGTCCAACCAGTGTCCAACCAGTGTCCAACAGAGACAGAGATAGAGTTAGAGAAAGAGTTAAAGATAGATATAGATATAGAGAACAGAGAAAAAGAACCAAGTTCTCTTCTTGCTGAGTTTCTTAATTTATTTATCAATTTCTCAAGTAAAAACCTATCTAAAAAAGCAATAACACAAGTTGAATTTTTGAAACTACCGTCATTCCAGCAAGAACAAGCAGTTATTGGGGCTAAAAACTATATTGAGTGGTACAAGAATGAAAATCCAGAAGATACAAAAGGTCAATACAGTGTAAATTCTGCAAATTTTTTATCAAATATGATGTTTATGGATTATCAAGAAACTCCTAAAACTGTTCAGGGAACATTGGGAGGAATGATTTGACAGAACAATTTTACGATGATAATGAAAAATGGGCAGTTACTCATAAAGAAATGTCAGGAAACTTTATAGAAGGTGGGGAACTAGGAGTCTGTGAGACTCACGGTTGTGACATTATTGGTTCAAAGCGTCCTGTTATGTCTTATCCAAAAGATAGTAATGGGAAGGTAATTGGAGAGCCTTATCCTTATCTAGTAAGAGTTTGCCCAATGTGTAATGCTGAAGGTATTCATAATAAAACGGTTAAGTCAGTAAAAGATTATATATCTGAATTTAAAGCGAAAAAACATATCGATTTAAATAAAGACATCATTGTTAAATAC